GGCTGCAAATTTCCATGCATCCTCCCCACTGGTTGCTGCTGAAGTCGATCCTTCCCGTGGGGCACTCCGAAGCCTTTGATTAAGATACCCTATTGTGCGGTCGGGGTCAATAGCCCGTACCTATCGCCTGCACCAGCGGCGGGCCTTGACCACATAGTCGAGGATCACAGCCACGATCCCGCCGCCACCGCGCAGTGTCGTCAGGCTGACCGCACCGAAATGCCGGGCGCTGAAATGGTTAAGTGCCATCGGTTGTTACCGCAGTCCGATTGCCGTTGGCATCCACAGTGCTGACCACCCGGTCGGTCACACCGTCCAGACCGACGAATGTTTCCGTGCCTGTACCTGCGCCACTGACCCGACCAGCCAGCACGGCAGCAATGACACGCAGCACCTCTTCGGCCGTCATGCCGTTCTCGATGATCGCTGACCACGGGTTACCGCCAGCGCCGGCATTTGCCAGCGTGTTGCCTGCCGTACCAGCGTCAGGATAGTTCGTCAGAATCGCTGTCCAGACCGCATCACGCAGCCCTTCAGGCGTCAGGTCGCCATAGCCTCGGATCGTCGCCTCGATGTCCATCAGTGCCGTGTTCCCCGCGACGACAACGCCAGCGCCCGTAAGAGCCGCGCCAAGGTCAGCAAGACCCGCTGCCGTTGCGGCAATGTCACCAGAGCCAGTTATCGTCGCCACCATCGAAGCAAGCGCATCGACTGCCGCGCTGCTGATTCCGCCGCTAGCGGTCAGTGTGGCTGCGATGGAGATAATCAATCCGATGTCGCAACCGGGGATAGTGCCAGCGCCAGAGATACCGGCCGCGATGTTGTAGCCAGATTGTGGCTGACCAGAGGCTATCCCGGAACCGGTGATGGTATTTCGTGCCGCCAGTAGCCCCGGCTTCTGCGGCATCATCCACGCAGCCGGATGTCGATAGCCTGACGGTAGTCCGACTAACCCGTTCGTGATTCCTTGACCCGCCGTTATGTTCCGTATGCGTCCTGTCTGCGCAAAGTTACTGAGCAGCGCAGAGGGGTATGCGCTATTCACCAGAGTCGCACCAAAGTGCTGGACTCCGCTAGAAGCAAACTGGTTGCCGTTACAGCGCAGGGCCATTAGATAATCTCCGCAGCCTCTGGCATACCAGCATCTACCAGTTTCTTCCGGTCAAGTTCCTTCTGCGCTTCGACGATCAGATTCGCCAGTGTGTAGGTATTACCCTTCCACTGTGAGAAGTCTGCAATCAGATCGAGAATGGTCTTATCCATGATTAGCCTCCGTAGCCATAATCGAAATCTACGTTCACCGTACCGCCAGAGGTTGTAGCTCCAGTCTGGAACAGCAAGAACTGGATATTCGCGCCGTCCTTGATCTGACGCATGGAAGGCATGGCATTCACCAAATCCATCTTGCTATACAAGCCAGTAGCAGGAAGCGGAAGTGTCCAGAGTGGTTTGCACAGACCGATGATGACAGTACCGGATGCATGTGCAGTACCGGCCCAAGTCAGCGATTCAATATCCGATACTCCGGTATCTCCTGCAGCTAGAGGAAGGAATGGATTGTACTTGTTCGCAGCAGCGCCGGTGTTGAGCAGTTGCCCGACGCCCATCGAGGCGGTGCTGGTAAATGTGGTCGTTGCGGCGGAATTGCCAGCGGTGTCCTTGTAGTTGATGATGCAGGTGGGGGCGTTGGCGCCCAGTGCGGTGTCGGCGGCGACGAACAGGCGCAGGCCTTGCCCGTTTGGATACCGATCCCCCTTGCTTGCAGTTGCGGCGATCGGAGTCATGGTCACAGTTTTGACACCTGTAGAGGTGACGTTGCCTGCCGTGTAGGCTCCAAGGTTGACGTAGCCAACGAGATCAATCGCCATGATGTACCACGGCGCACCGGCCGCTGCGACGGCGCAACCACCGGCAGTTAGGAAGTGCTTGGTGGCAGTGCTGACATCCCCGCCAGTGTAGATAGTGCCTTCCGACCAAGTATCATCGGTGGGAGCATATGTAAGATCGGCTCCAGATGCAAAGGTAGCAGCAGGAGGATACCCAGCGTGTCCTGCCAGCAACGTCCAAGCGCCAGCAGATCCTGCTGAAGCTAACGTCTTGGTAGTAGTAACAGTATCTCCTTTGCCGTTGACGGTGAGTTGCGTGATCAGATCGTCTTGCGAAGTAAAGCCCATGTTATTCTCCTAGTTCCAAACGGTTTCAAGAGTGCCGATCAGGAGGTTGTTCGCCAAACTCCCTGCAGTACCTTGTGAGAAAAAATTAAGCACCGCACCGTCGAGGATTCGCGGGGCACCTGCGCTATTGATAACTGATACAAACTCATCAGCAGCCCCAAAAGCAACGCCGCTTGTTGTTCGACACTCTTGCGTAGCGTATGCGTGAAACAATGGCTTGACGATGACCAGTGCCATAAGGCCACCACCAGAGGCGGAAAAATTCACGGACTCTATCGACTTAACTCCGTAGTCTCCAGTTGCGAGCGGCAAGAACGGAAAGTACGCACCGCCAGTTGTAACGGTGCTTAAGCAATGCCCGCCGCCATTGACCCAAACGGTTCGTTGCACGGGGCTTACTCGCCCAGATACTCCAGCCTGATTCGTATAGGTGAAAGTGAAATCACCTACTGCACCAGCCGCAGATTGCGCTACTGCTATAACGCGGCCGTATGGATAGCGGGGAATGACAACCGTATTATCAAGCGCCTGATCTAGGCCTATTGCATCAGTATCAATGAACGGATAGTAGAGCAAGTAATCAGCAAGCATGAGCCGCTGTCTAGCACTGGCAGCGTTCCCGGTACTCGACGGGATCATCACGTTCAGGCTCTTCAGATGCTGCGTCATCGGAGTTACAGATGGAACGTATATCCCACGGGAAGGATCGACTTCAGCAGCAACCAGTGGGGAGGATGCATAGAAATTTGCAGCCGGACTACCTGCATAATAGCTATAGTCAATCCACTGACCGGCAATAGTTGCTGCTGAAGCGACTACCTTTCGAAATTGCGTGAGCCAGCATTGGCCGAGCAGATCGGCGTTAGCAAAATCACCGACAGTGCGGAAACCGCTCACGCCGCCGCTCCACCCTTACCGACCAGCCGCGCGCTCATACACACCGTCCGGTCAGCCACGTCAGGAACCGGCGCAGATGCCAGTCGATCCGCATCGTCAGCGGGACTCCGTTCAGCGTCCCGTCGCCCGTCAGTAGCACCTTGCGTGGCGCGTTGATTGTTGCTGTCGTGTGGTTGCATGTTCTTTTCACCTCTCCAGTTTTACGCACCTTGACTTTCGCACCGCACTCGGCGCAGTTGTAGAGGTGCGGGTATTTATCGAGCCAGCGCATCAGGTTTCCGTAATGACAAGCGCATTGGCAAGGAACTGCGGCGTGATGGATGCAGCGGCACCGATGGTGATCGGGCTGTTGAGCGTTCCGTAGTGCCACACCGCCGTTGCTCCAGATACAGTCGTGCCTGTCGATACAGCAGCCAGTGTCGCGCCGGTCGCGCCGGACTGCGGGAACTGGAGCAGCGCGGCGTTGCTGGTTGATCCACCAGAAGCAGCGTCCCATCCAGTAGAGCGGGCCACATCCTGCCGAGCGTAGTTGGTGTAGGCGACTTCGTTCTCGGCCTGCGAGTTCGTCGCTGCCGTCAGGGTCGCCGTATGCAGCGCGACATAGACATCAGTCAGGGGCGCAGCAGCCGCGTTGTCAGCGACGTTCGCCCATGCAGTCGCGCGATACATCAGGTTGAGGATTTTGTTACATGCGTCGGTACTTTTAGGCATGATGCATACTCCCTTGTGTAAATTGATTGACCAGCCACACACCCCACTGCGTGATGACAGCAGGCTCGAACAGCGCGGAATGCCCATGTAATACAGGCAGTCCGTTTGGCGGATTGGCTGCATCGACATTTGTCACATGCGACTGATTCCCGGTATATCCATCACGACCCATCGATCCCCAATGGCTGAACGGTGCCAGCACCGACCAAGCCACGACGTCATCACCTGCGTTATGCACGACAATTACACGGGAGACGTTATGAAACTCGATGTCCGCATCGAGCGCAGGATTGATCAGGATCAACGTATCGAGCAGCCTGTGCTCCGACTGGATGTGCCACGCAACAGCAGCGCCGTTGCTATGACATACTATCGAATCGCCATTCTCGATGTTCTCAGCCAGCCTGCGCGCCCGGCGCTCGTTCAACCAGTCAGTCAGTCCGCTGGTTAGCGCCATAGCCCATCCATAGCTGCGCACCATGACATCAAGACCAGCCGCACGGAAGAATGGTGCGAGCTTGCTGGTGTTGCCACCACTGCTGCTGTGGATGCCGTGGATCAGATGGACTATCATCGCATCACCCACCGTCCTATAGCAAGCCTGCGTGCCTGCCAGAAGCGCCGCCATGACGGACTTGTAGCGATCAGGCCGAGGCGGCGCAGCGCGGCGGCATGTATGCTGATGACGTGGCTCATATGATTGCCACCCGCTCGCGCAGCCAGCCATAGACGAACCGCTCGTCCTTCTGGCGCGTCCTCGATAGCTCGATGTAGTGGGCACCCTGCAGGCAGTTCAGCGCCTTCAGCAGCACCAACTCACCGACAGCACCGCGAACGCTCTTGTAGGCTGCCAACGCCCGCAGCGTTGCAGGTCCGGCATCACCATCCTCGGCAATGTCTGCATAGTCCTTCTGCTCACGGTTGAGGGCGTTGAGTGCCATCTGCAGGAACTCGGCCGCCTTGCTGACACCGCAGTTGATGCCGGTGTCGAACAGTTCCCTGCCGACACGCTGATAGACCATGCTGACGTCATAGAAGCCCGGTTCGTACCAGTACGCTTCTTTGTAGATGCGCTTGGCGATGCTGCACGGCATGTCAATCATCGGACCGGTGTAGCCGTACTTCCGGGCGGTACGGATCGTGATGCCGTAGATCGTCTCGCCGCCGCTGTCGGACGGGTCGTTGCTATACCCGCCTTCGGTGGCGATTACCGCAGCAATCAGGTCGGCAACGCTGGAGTTCATGACCGATGCATCCTGTCACACTCACTCTTGTCGGCCTTCGCTTCCAGCTTGTCGAAGACCTCTGTGAAAAGTTGCTCCATCCGAACCTGCAACTGCCGGACACCCTCCTGCCTGACGAAGTTGGTCGCCATCTCCAGACGGACTTGCACCAAGTCCTTATCCACTCGGGCAAGCTCGCCGTGCAGCGGATCGAACGTCTTCAACTTCGTGTCGATCGTGGCGAACCGTTCGTCGATCATCGTGCGGAACTGCTGCAGGCCGATCTTGCCGAGCATCCACAAGACACCGACGATAGCAACAGCAACACTGACAAGCTCGCCGAGGGTGATACCGACCGCAGTTGTTGAGTTCATTTACTTCTTCCCTTCTCGCCTATGCTGGCGGGATGTTTGTATCGGCTTAACCGAGGAGTTTGCCAATAGCCTCGCGTGCTGCAGCGAGCTTGCCTTCCAACTCGGTCAGCGCGGCCTGTCCGACAGCCAGCGTCTCGTCGAGCACCGCCTTGTCTTCGGTCATGCGGACAAGCTGGTCACCCATGCTGGTTACCTGCTCAGTCAGTGCCGCATGCTCGGTACGTGCAGCATCTAACAAACCACCAGCCTGTACGCGGGCAGCACTGACGATATCGGCCGCCTGCGACTGAGCGGTCGCCTCTATTGCAGCACCCTTGTCTTCCGCCCGGCGCTGTGCATCCTTGACGCTGGCGCTGGCCTTGGCACGGACGTCAGCCAGTTCTTGCTGTGCGACCTGTACCTGTGCCGTCACGTCGATCAGTGCGGCCTGTGCCGTGGCGACACGCTGCTCGGTTGCCAGCGCCGACTCTTCCAGACTCTGCATCTGGTCAAGCGTATCGGCCGCATCAGACAGCCCCTAGACGAACGTTACGAAACGACGCAGATCGCCCGCTACTGTGGATTTGTTTGCCATTGTCATTCTCCTTTAGGTGCGCAACGGGGTGGGACGACGCATCAGCAGATAGACGCCGATACCGGTCGCCGCGCCGCCAGTGATCTTGGGTCGGATGTAGCGCGGCCGTTCGACGATCTGCTTCATCGCATCGGTCAGTGCCGTGAAGCTCAGAGCAGCACCTTGCGCGTTGTTCAGCGTGTTGTAGTTCGTGCCGTCGTTGCTGCCCTCGATGACGATCGTTGCGCCGCCGATGGTGCCGATGATCTGCACGCAGTTGTCAGCCCATTCAGGCAACTCGACGGCCGTTGCAGCACCGTCAGCGGTCGCACCGCCAGTCCATGCGAGGAGGCGCGAACTGCCGTCGCCGTCGCCGATTACCGTACTGCTGATAGCCCATGTCATTTGAATACTCCTTGGTTACAGGCCGGTTCCCGGCGCATGAGGTTGATACGAAACGAACGGCGGCGGTGTATCCACCACTGCCGGCGCGGGCGGTACTGCAAAGGTCAGGGCCAGCGAATCGAAGCGGTCAGGACTTTTGATCCCCCGTCTCTTTGCGTCGTCCTTGGATTCAAGGAGCAACTCACCAGCCCTGAAGCCGTAGCGCAGCGCCGTGAGGTCGGTGCGCAAGTCCTGATCGTGCGGTATCGACGCGCCGGTCAGCCACTCCTTGACCTGCGCCGCCATGTAGGCTCGCAGGTTGTAGTGTTGGCCGTCGTCCAGCCGTATCGACGAATTGACATCGATCACGGTCTTGATGACACGGTCATTGCGGACATCCTGTCGGTCCGGGTACCAGCCGCGCATGATGTCTGCCACGCCGGCACCGATGCCGATCGTGTCGATGGCGATCTGCTCGACGCGCATGTTATAGGCCGATATCTCGTTGCGAGCACGGGCGGCCGTCTGCATCAGGTCTTGCTTGCTCCAAGCGATCTGCTTGAGCAGCACGCGACCGCGCCTGAAGGTCACGACGGTCTTGTCGTCGCCGAAGCGCGCCACGTCGATACCTACCAGCAGGCCACCGATTGGCTTGACCTCCATCGGTCCGCGCCGCATCGCCAGATCGACACGCTCACCATCGATGTAGCTGTTCGCGATCGATCCCTCGTAGTTGCGGTCGATCTCCTGCGCCACGACGACCGGATCATACCGTTCGCACTGGTCGCGATACCACGCCTCGTTCTTTCGCGGATCGTCGCGCCAGTCGAAGATGAACTTGGCGATCTTGCCAGCATGTGCCTTGCGGTAGAACGGATTGCCCGGCCCGTTCGGCGTGCTGACATCGATCTTGCAGTTGCCGGTCTGTGAGAGCGCAGCGTCTATGCTCTCGGCATGTTCGTAGAACGCTGACTCGTCCTTGAAGTAGATCGAGGTCCGGTTGCCGCGTCCGATGTTGTCGCCCGCCTCGCCGACGATCGCCGAGCCGTTGTCGGGGTTCAGGATGCGCATGTGCGGCGCGTGCTGCTTCTCGTCGTAACCGCGCGGCCGTAGCTCACGTGGCAGCAGGCCGATGAACGCACGGACCTTCCAGAAGAGCGACTTCGGATCGCCGAGCTTATCGACATACTCTTCCTTGCGGCTGCCGAAGCCGACCACCGTGCCGGGATGGAAGCGCCACATCCAGACAGCGAACGCACAGCACAGCCATGACACACCCATATCGCGGGACTTCTCGGCCAGTCCGTCAGTCCTGCCGCGCCAGCGTTCTACCAGCCAGTTAATGTACTCGACTTGCTTGGGGAACAGGATGAACGGCACGGTCGTCGGCTTGCCGATCTCCGCATTGCGCGGATCGAACGTCATACCCCAATCGTTGATGAACGCGACCGGGTTGTCCTTGTAGAACGCTTCGATCGATGGGAGTAATTCGGGCTTGGCGCGAAGCCTTTCGAGGGCAGCGATCCTCGCCTCGAAGATCAGCGAATAGTCGGGGT